TCGTCAAGAAAGATTATGTTGAATGACCGACCACGAACAGATGAACCAGATGTAGAGTCGGCCACCGCTCTGGATCCGTTGGCCAGTTCAATCGAACCTTTGTTCCACTCTTTGACTCCCTGCTGGAGAAAGCGCGGTAAGTATTCGAAAGCTAACTGTAGACGACCCATGATTTCACGGGCTGTAGCAGATTTGTTGGCCAGAATTGCTATGTTAACGTTTTGATTGAACAGAATGTAGTGTAGCAAATATGCAACAGATGTGGTAGTCTTACCTACCTGACGTGGCAACTTACAGATAGAAAATCGATTTTCATGGAAAGTCGTGAGCATTTCTTTTTGGAAATCCCACATCTTAAAAGGCATAAGACCATGATCGACGTTGATGATACGCATATATGTGCAGGCAAAATACACAGGATCAGCAGCACACTTTATAAACTCATCTATTTCATGCTGAGTAAAAGCGTGCTTGTAATCTTCTTTAGGTAAGTTTGGGTTATTATTGTAACCTTTAATCATTTGTAATATGGATTCTTTGGATCGGTATCACCCGTCACATCTGGCCACCAGTCAAGTTCATATCTTTCGCCTCTTTTAAACATAGCCTTCATTGACTTGATGCGCTTTTCATATTCTTCTTTGCTTGGCTTAACATTACCTTCAACCACATCTAAGACATACTGTATCGTAACAGCATTCGCGCTTAAACTGGCACATCTTGCACCAACTTCACCTTTAAGATGGTCAAGTAATATGCTTTCGCTGCTATCTGCTAGTGCGTTTGACAATTTGTGCGGAACTTTTAAGTCAACATAAGAATAGACATAATCATAGTGTGGAACAGGAGAAGAGTGTAGAATAAACTCATCTAGAACTTCAACTCTTTTGAAACCATCAACGTCATACCATACCGCTCTATTAGCAGTCAATTCATCTGGTTTACCAAAAAACTTTTGAAGATGACTTGCATACTTGGCTGGTTCTGTATTTTTCCACTGTGATAGTGAAGAACTTTCTATCATATACTGTTTAAAGGTTTTCATTTTTCTTCTCTTCTTTTACCCGTTGAAGCAATTCGGCTGTACTGCCAACAAAAACTGCCTTTTCTACCGTCACAGTTGTTTCTTCTTTCTTGCCATTATCTTTAAGGTCTTTTGTCTTCTTTTGCAGATCATACAAATCTTTTGTCGTATCTGCGATGGTCTTCATCATAGTAGCCAACACCTCATATGCGCGCGGAGATTCCGACTCTTTGGCCAAATCAGTCAGACTTTCCATTGCTTGATTACCCTTGTTTATCAGGTCACGAAAAGTTCTGCGAGATAGATTATAGTCTGCATCCGCATCGTTTGGTTCGTGTGGAGTATTGACTATAACTTCCTGTTCTTTCTTAGGCGGTATAATCTCTACAGCATTTTCAATACCAAGAGCATTATCTAAAGGATCAATTTTCATTCAGTTTCAGGCCATTCTGTTATAGTGGTTGTGTATCCATAATCATCACCAGGTGATGCTGTTTCTGGATCAGGAACAATAGTCACATTAGCTAGTAGTAGAGGTTCAACAACAAAGCTGACAGCATTATACGAAGCATTTGTTGATACAGCTTTAATCTCTGAATTTATCTTGAATTGGCCTTGAGATGAACCAATAACGATTCTGCCATTATTTGCATTCCAATTAACAACTCTACCAAACGCTGTTGCAGTATCATAAGTAGAACCTTGATATACAAGATCGTCTACATTAAATGTTCCGCTATTGCCAGAACCAGTATTAATTCTTACTATGTTACCAGAAGCCAATGTAGGATCATTATAGATATTAGTAATAGACTTTTTAATGATTTTGGGTGTGCTAATTGGCCCGTAATAATGTGCTTTTACAGTAAAGCTTAAAGTCCAAGAAACAAAGCGAACAGCATCAAAGTTACCTTCATGCTCAATTACGTTGTTGACGCTATTCAATATAATAGGAACATCTTTCAAGAAGCCAATTTCAGGCATTGAATCGATTGTCACAGTATAGTCTGGAGTAAAATAAGGAAGTATTTGTTCAACTATGTGAGTGCCGTCATCGACATTTCTTGCGTATATTTGAAGATCGAAGTTAAGATCATAAGGCACACCCATATACTGAGAAGCAACTCTTGTAGTAGTATTTCCTTTAGCCGATCTTAGCAGACTGTTTTGTTTACGTGTCGCATCATATTGAAACCCGACCAACTCAAAAGACATTCTAGGAAGAATAGTCTGTATTGGTCTATCAAGATCCGGGTCTGCTCTTAATCTTGCAAAATATTTTTCTTTTGGAGCGTAAACAATAGGAACTTTAAAGCGTTCAATTTCTAACTCAGTATCTCTATTTTTACGGACAATAGAGATGTTATTGAACATATTTCCAAAAAGAATTACATATTTGCGTGTTAGCTGATAATAAAAATGTTGATTCGATAACATTATGGAACTCCAAATGGATTTATTTCAGTCAAGTCGATAAAGTTATTTGCTTCTGTCTGAATTACTCTGTTATCAGAATCGTCATTGGTTATTAAGTCGGCTAGATCATCATAAGACGTTACGACATAAGTTGCATTAGATGTATTGCCTTTAACTTGTGTGGCCCCAACAAATTGACCCTTGATGTTAATAACTTCAAGTTTCTTTGTGTTAGCATCCCAGTCTTTAACTTCTGCCGTCACAGTAGCACCAGTATTTGCATTCGCTCCCTGATATACAAGTTCATCGATATGGAAGTTACCTGAACCAGCACCAAGAGTTAGTTCAATAGTGTAAGCAATTCTATGTTCGATATCGTCAATTTCGCTATCGCCCGTTTCAAAGTCTTCTTGGCTATAACGGAATACTTCACAACGCAATTCGTAGATATAAGGTGATCTTTTGCCTAAAGCAAAGAACATTAGCTCTTCTTCAACGAACTTTATTTCAAATATTTTACCTAAAAGCGGAACAAATATTAGATCACCTTCTCTTGGTCTTGATGCAACTGTAGAAGGAAGATATCTTTCAAATGTTCTTCTAGAAATAACAAAGTTAGATGTATCTCTAATTTCTAGACCAAATTTAGAGAAGAAGTCGCCATCACCTTCATAACCTTCGACGTTGGCAAGGTACATTTCCATTGTATATGCTCTAGCAAATTTAGCCTGAGGGCTTTCGCCGATAATATCGTCTGTAGTATCATACGATTCTCTAGGTAAATATTTCACATCATGGCCCATGATCTTGATCGATTCGACAATAACGTCTTCCATCAATCTTTGCTCATTGATGGTTGCAGCACTAAAGTTGTTGAAATATACCGAGGTTGCCATTAAATTAACCTAAAATAAACTGCGGCGGTTCTTCGTAAGTATTACGAATTTGTTGCTCTAATATATCAATTTCTTGTACGGCTTCATCATATACCTGCTGACCATTCATCATAATACCGCCAGGTAGCTGCATACCGCCAAATTTCTTCATGTTGTTGCCCCACTGACGCTTGATATAAGCAGTGGCTAGCTTCTTTAGCATACGATCATTATAAACATCATTGTATGTCTCTGGATCGATAATTATATACCCCTCAATGACTAACCATTCGCCTGGGCTTACCATTGGCCAGTTCATGTCAATATATAACTTATCGGTATGGCGATTAAATCGAACGGGCTGCTCTCCTGAGAATAGCATATCTAGTGTACGAATATGCTGCATGGTCAGCACATAGTTTACATAGGATGTGCTGGTAAAGTCATAAAGTTCATGGAGACGCAACTGGTATCTCAAATCGAACATATTGACAGATGCGTTTGATGAACTGATTGGAAATATACGGGTCACACCAATGATGTTTTCGGTGATTGGAATCCAGCCGTTTGTGATGTTTTCTTGGGTTAATTCATGCTTAAGATACCAGCGTTCTACACCATCAAAGTGGAACTGCTGAAAATATTGGAGGGCTTCATCAATACGATCCTCTACCTGGTCGTCATCCACGTTGATTTCGATGACAGGAAAACCTAGCTGGCGTAGACACCAATCTTTAAGTTGCTCTCTGGAAGATGGGGTTGACATGGTTTATTACTTTCCTATGTGGTTCATATATATTTATAATATTCGTGTGGAGATGTATCATGATTGAAGATTACATTAGGTATGGAAAACTTTCAGGTAGAGAACTTTCTGCGGTCTTAAATGACGCTGAAGGTTACAAGAAAAACGCTTTTACCGCTCTTTTAGGCGGGTTAAACGAGAAAAGAGAGATGGTAAGTTATACCGATGAAAATATGAGAAAGTCTGACATATACTTTCCTTCTTCTCTAGAAGCGCGTAGAACATACAATGTCATTCAATCTCTTATAATCGAAGAATATGCTGGTAAAAAACTAGACGTTGCTCAAATATCAGAGGTGCAATTTGTACACTATCCTTTGGGCGGAAAGTTTAACTGGCATCATGATATTTTAGGGCTAAGGCCTGGTGAAATTAAAACGAGAGGTCTAACCTTTTCTATGAATTTGAGTGATTCCGATGAATATGAGGGCGGAAACTTGACTCTAAAACTTTCCGAAGATAAAACTATGAGTCTAGGTAGAGAGAAAGGTTCTTGGATTGTTTTCCCATCTTTTATTAGACATAGAGTTGATGAAATTACCAGAGGATCAAGAGATGCCATTGTTGTCTGGTCTTATTTGACAGTAGATGAAATAAATTCAATGAAATGAAACTAACTCTAGGCACAACATACTACAATTGTCCTAAACTACTAACAAAATTTATTGATCATCATATAGAACATTTTGATGAGATTATAGTGGTCGATGATGGATCTTCTGATCCAGCAGAAAATTACATAAACAATAGAAATAAAATCAGACTATATCGTGTTCCTATAGATTATGGTTTTAATAGTCACGGATGCCGAAATCTTATAATGTCAGAAGTCTCGACAGATTGGACAGTTCTTATGGACACAGATCGACTTTTTATTGATCCTGTCTTTGCTGTTGACACAATAAAGACCAAAAAACTTAACGACAACACTCTCTATCTGTTTGAGATGTTTTCTAATCATAAAGATTTAACTTCTTTGCACCCGTCTGTAAATGACTTTTTGGTAAACAAAAACCATTTTTGGAAAGCAGGCGGCTATGATGAAGAACTCGTTGGAGTTAGAACAGGAGATAGAGAATATAGAAAGCAACTAAGTCACTTTGGAAATGAAAGAATTTTGTATGGTGTTCAAGCAAAATTTACGAGAAACGCCAGCATCAATCTTAAAGTAAATTCACCAAACGACAAAAAAATAACTGGTAAAATTGCTTCTCTTATAGATAAAAGAATGAAATTTCCAGAACCCTCAAAGAAAACACTAACATTTAAATGGCACAGAGTATTCTAACGTTTTATGATGATCATGTTTTGATCTATAATCCGTGATCCTCTTTTTTTAGTTCTAAAAATTGCTTTTTCTGGTATCGTTATTCTTGATCTATCACTTTTGTAGAAAGAAACATTATGATAACCATAGCTGTTGAGAAACTTTTTAATGAAGTTTAAGTCATAGTACCAATCTTCAATAATATAATAGTTATTAAATTTTGTGTGTAAATTTTTAAATGTTCTTAGTATATCTCTGTAGTAATGTGATCCATCATCTATGATAATATCATAGTTGTCTTCTATTTTATTTAATACTTGAGGTTTTGTAGAATCTTCTATGATTATTTTTGCCTCAACATAATTAATATGTTTCATCGAAAAAGCTTCATCTGTTATATCAATTCCTGTTATATCGCATTTTGGAAACATCAAACGCCAGGCCACTAATGAATTTCCTTTTTTTATTCCAACTTCCAATAATGAATTTGGTGTATAGTCTTCAAATATTTCATCATAGTATCTATCATATCCGTGTACATGTCCTTTATCACATTTTGACATTGCAAACGCTCTAAAAGCTTTCATTTCTTGTAGTCTTTCAAATCAAACTTAGTACCCTTCATCTTATTGATATGCACCAAGTCATTATTTTTCCACACTAGAACTTCGTTGTCTTCATGGAGAAAATCACAGTCTTTGCAGAATGGCACTTCATCAAATCTCTTTTCGGTATGCATCTGACGAAGCCATCTATATCTTTCACCATTCCATACGCTTTCAATAGATTGATTATCAATCGATCCTAAGTCTGCTTCACCATCTCTACCTAAAGTCTGACAGCAAGGAGCAATGGACAACTTAGTACCATTTGTTCCGCCTGCTCTTACGGTTAAGTCTGGTGAGAAAGGTCGACCGCAAGTTCTCTTCTGACCCTTGCGCTTGTAGTCAGGATCATATACTCCAGACCAGTTGTGCATCTTCCATATCTCAGCATATGTGCTTGCTGGCTCAATAAAGTTCTTGCGATACTGCTCCACTTCATAATCAATATTGTCATTGTCTAGAATCAAATGATAAGACGCAACGATTGTTTCCGCTTCTGTGCCTTCAACATATCTCTGCATCTCAGTTGCATTCTTGAGAAGCAAGTCAAACGCATCTCTTGCCATCCATTCTTTATACTTTTCACGATTATATCCAATGATAGAGAACCGAGCAAGTGCAAGACCGGCATCTACGCACTTCTTCATAAAGTCACCGCGCAGATTGTAACCATTGGTATAGATAAACGGCTTTGCATTATACTTGCGAACGATGCGAATGTAGTCTGGAAGATTAGCATTTAGCGTCGGCTCACCAGAACCTTCTAGATTAACAACGTTGAGTCCGTATTCAGCACACTCGGCCACAACACGCTCAAAGTCAACAAGAGATATTTTCTTGAGCCAGTCTTTACCGCGACCAGATGTTTGCGGGCACATGGCACAAGTATAGTTGCAGCCGCCGTTAACTTCTATTACTGCTCTGTCTATAGATAAAGGTATTGAATAGGGGATGCTCATCTGCTTTCATCTTTTCGCTAAGATATTTTTGATGCTTCAATCTAATCAAATCTACTTTTGCTTTTGCATCTACTAGCAAAGTATCTACTCTATTATCTATGAACTCGTCAGCATTAGACAAGAGAATGGCCTGCGGCACAAGAATATTGTTCAGCCATTTTCGGTCACAGAATACAAACAGCGGTTTCCACATAAACTTAAACAACTGGTGTGCAAGACCATCGTAGCCAATACCAAACTCACATCTATTGATAATCTCTATCGCTTCTTTAACTGGTGTTCTATACGTTATTTCTTCTACAATATAGTCAGAAAGTTTTGCCCTGATATCATTCCATCTTTTATTGACTGGATCTTTCCAATGACCAGGAAAAGAAATGTTGAAGTCTGTTGTCCATATCGCTACGTGCTTCTTCTTAGTTTGATCTGGCATGTCTGCATACCAGAGTCCGTGCATAGGATTAAACTCGTCTAGTTGATTATAAAATCTTAAATCAGGATTTGCGTTGAATTGATGACTTACTGATACCTGAGAAAGTTTACTCATAATGTTGTAAATGTAATCGCACCGCTCAACTATCGTTTCTGGATCAAGCGGTGAGAACATATGTTCTTTAGAGTGATTCCAATGAAACTCTATATGAACTGGCGTTTCATACTTGATTGCTGATCCGTGTGCATATCCTAAACCAGTAACAAAGTCACCATATCCAACACCTGTTCCCCATTTAACATCTAGTACCATTTATTTTGATTTGCCTTGATATAGAATAATATTTTCATCATAATCACCAAGAGTAATTTCATCTATCATATTTTTCCACATCTCTTTCTGATCTATAACAAATGCTATTGAAACACGATGTTTTTTTGTTTGGGCCATGTGCCAGTATAACTTATCTGGTTCTTTTTTCTCTGAAGGATAATAACCAACCTTCACGTTCCATCCTGGCGTGTCATATAATCTTTTTATTGATTTTGTTTCATAGTCCCAAAAACAAAAAGAACCATCTCCATCTAGACTATATGAAAACAAAATATTATGACCAGGAGCATTACCATTGTGATGCCAACCAATATATCCATTATCTGGATAAGAGATTGTTAGGGCATTAACTGGTGTTCCTAAAAATTTACCAATACTAGAAACGTTTTTTTGAATTATAGGAAGTTCTTTTTTGTTTAACGTGTTTCGAGCAACTTCAACAACATTACATCCATATGCGGCTCTAGGATATCCAAATTTCTTTCTGTCGTGTTTGAAAGCCTCAAAAAGATATTCATCAGAACAAGGATGATAATCAGTTATGAGATTATCTTTCCTTTCTTTAGTTTCTTCTGTTATTTTTTTGGCTTCACCAGTATAGAATAACTCAATTGTATTCGATAGTAGGGTCTCTAAACGACCGTTTTTTAACTGTATGATTTTCATCGTTCGCGCCTTTGATTATTTTATCATAGAATGACATTTCAGACCAACTAGTTCTACTTATCTGAGTTATTACTGGAGGAGCAGGCAATTCGCTTTTAATGTCACCTATGGTAACATTCCATCTTCTTTCCAATATTTTAATGTTTAGCTCATAAAATCTCTCAAACTCTTCAAACCTCTTAGACGTTAATCTCCAAAGTGTAAACATATCAAATCCTTGCCAATCTTGATAGTGATTTTTAGAATATGGCCAAGGATTTGATACCTGTTTAACATATTCATCAAACCAAGTTTGCATAAAATCTAAATTGAGAGGAGTATTATGATATCCTATCAAAGAGCCGTGGTGTACAGGAATTATTGTTCTTGCTTTATCTATAAATGCCCATCGAATGTTAGCAACCGTATATAGTGCGTTACTTCCTGTAAAAATATCACAATCGTTTAATTGGTCGAAAATCTTACCAACATCTTTATGTGTTATCAGCGAATCGCAATCGTTATATACAGTTTTTCCTTTATATGGTGTTCTTGCCATACACCACATTTTTGCTCTGGAATGTATTGGTATGCCAGTAATCACTTTGTCAAAAACTTTGCATCTTTCATCAACAAAGTTTTCATGAGTGAATAAAGTAACGTGAGTTTTAGGTGAATAAGACTTTAGTGACTCACACGAAAGTATTCCTAGTTCATAGTATAGTCTATTTCTTGAAGCAATATAAATAAATCCATCGTCACTATCTGCATCATTTGAATACCAAATTTTCATTTTTTTTCATCTAATTTTTTATATTCTTCATCTTCAATTTCATCAAATAGTTCTAAAAGAGTTTTTCCTGATCTTTTGATATAATTTTGTACAGCTTCAACAATTGCTATTGTTAGAAAAGTTTCATCAGATGCTCTACGTATTGCCGATTTTTCTTCAGGAGTCAAATCTTTTATAAAATGTAAATTAAAAAATTTAAGTTTTTTGTCAAACAAACTTTGAAGTATTCTGTTATCGTTAGCCGCTCTTTTCTTTTTTTCGCTCAAACTTTGTTCTATCTTAATCTTTTTTTCAATATCATCACGCCGCTTTTTCATCGACTCAATATCAAATTCGTTGACAATTTTATCCCAATGCTCGTTTACACCTAAAGCTTCGCCGTCTGGAACTTTAAGTTCGGCCATGGTTTTAGATCCGTTTTCCTTGACTAAAAGAAAACGAACTCTAGTTTTTTGAACATCAACAAATTCTGGGTTTTCAATTTTAGGATATTCTGTCATCTTTTTTCTTTCTAATGGCAACTATATATTCATTTAAGTTTAAGGTTTCATCAGACACTACAACGGTTGATTTATAAGCTTCAAGATATCTTGAAAATTTAAATATGGCCGGCAAACCTAAATTTTCATGTTTATATACTTCTAAAGTTTCAAATTGATCTGAATACGATTCTATGGTTTTAGATAATTTTAGTAGTCCTTCTTCACCGTATCTATGTCCAATATCTTCTATAAAATAAAGTCCTCCAGGTTTTAAGTACGGCCATCCAGAAACAAATGTTTTTAATTGACTATCTGGATGATGATCACCATCATCTATGATGATATCAAATTGTTTGCCGTAAAATTGCAACCAATCGTCTTCTTTTGTACTATCGATATTATATAGTTTTGCTTTTTTAATGATAGGATGTTTTGTTTCTATAACATTATTGTGGTGTTTATAAAAAGAAAAATCATTATCAATTCCATAAATTTTAGAATTTACAAAGTATCTTTGCCAAGCATAAATTCCATATCCATGTAATATTCCTATTTCTAATATAGAAAGAGAGTCGTTTTTTACATCCTTGAAATATTTAGAATATACTCTATCGTATCCTCTCCACCCAGCCCTATCAGTCTCATTTGGTTTTCTTTGCGGTATGTTCTGTTTCTTAGTATATTCCCATTGTTCTGGATTATAATTTAGATACTCTTTCAATTCTAAATCGCTTTCAGGTAATACTGTAAATTTTAAAGCATCATCAAATATCATATCATTTTAAACTTATGAAGACCAAATTCTTTAATAAGATTTGGATCAGAATTATAATAGTGTTCTACTGTACTTCCATATTTTTCAGACATCACTTGATTGCTTGCCGCAACATATAAGGGATGAGACTGATTTATATATTTCTCTTTTAGATTAGCAAGAATAGAAAAACCATACAGATATCCATAAGGTCCTGTACCTATTTTACTAGTCTTTATTGCGTTTATCACCTTTTCAGCGAACCAAGGCATTATGACATAACTACCCATTGCTGCTTTATCAAAGTGTATAATACCACAATTTTCGTCATACCACAAATTTTCTGGCTTTTCTAGATAAGCATCATGTTCCAGAATAAAAATTGGTTTATTTTCAATCGCAGATTTTCTCCATAATAGGTAATGACTAGTAAAACATGCTTTTTCTGTGTCTGTTATTTTAACTTTTAATCCTTTGTTCCTATACTTATCTTGAGTAGAATATTCGTTCCATTTCAAATAGGTCAAATTTGGAAGCATTTCTGGAATTACAGCATCAAAAATCTTAACGTCTATACCAAAAGAACTCCAACTTTTTATGCAATAGTTTGCATAATATTCTGATGCTTCATTATTTTTTATTACGATCATGTAGCAATCTATACTTGTAGGAAATCTCATGCAATTCTTCTCCAGAGAGTTTTTGTTCCTACAGAAGATGTGCCTGATCCTATTAATACTTGTGTATATGATAATGCATTTTCATTTGTGTATGAGGGTGCAACAAAAACTGATTGTGTATCATAAGGTGATGCATCTAAAGGTCCACCAATATATTCTACAATACTGGTATAAGTTACTGTATATGAGGGAGCACCGCCATAGTTTGCAGTATACGGCGCCTGATATTGCTTTCCATACTCGGTAGGTCCAAGATAATTCGCAATATAGTTTTGCGGACCAGAATAAGTGCCACCAGGTCCAACATAAGCTATAGCATTAACTGGCGCTCCAAGATAACCTTCTGGCGGTCCTAAGGGTCCACCTTGATAATCAATAGCATTGACTGGCGCTCCATAATATATGGCCTGATAGGCTGTAAAATAAGAAAGATTATAAGATGTATCAAATACAGGACCATCAAATTGTCCAAAACCTAAAAAGGGAACAGCACCCAAGTATGATAAAGTATAAGGTCCGCCTTGAAACGTCTGAGGTCCTAAATATGTTGTGCTGTCTAAGGTTTCAATATTATCTGTTATTGTTCCAGCATTTGTCCATGTTCCTGTTCCAGGAGCAGAGGTGGCAAGTTCGTATGTACCAATACCCGTTGCAATAATTCTTTGTTCTATTGTCTTTATTATTGCATTTAATTCTGTATCACTGAATGTTTGTAAAGGATCACCAGTGATCTTCATAGGATTTTTAGATGTTAGTGTGGCACCTGATGTTGTTCTTTCCCATAATTTATAGTCTGTAATGGTTATTGTGCCTGCTGTTTTGCT